GGTGCTTCGTCAAGAGATGGACAGACTTGCGCGCACATCTGACCCTGCGGAGCGAGATGCAGTCATCAAAAAGATGCAGGATATCCGCAACGAAATGACGAGGCCGATGCGCGAGCAGGCCCTTGCATCAATGGACGCAAACATATCTCCAGAATTAGCCCAGAGAGGGATTTCCCTTTCGATAGATGATGTGCTTAAAAAAATCAAATCTAGCGAAAGGGGCGCTGGAGAAGGCGCCGGCGCGGTCATTAATTGGACCCGTGGAAGGCTGAATGATGAGATTTTAGGCAAGGATGTTGAAGGAAACTTCTTCAAAAGGCTTTACGAAATTCGCAAGGATTTGCGTGAAAAAACCCTTGCCTCTACAACTGAAGAACAGACTCGCGTATTTAAGAGCGGGGCACCTGTAGCAGAGGACATAATCCGCGCAATCGACGATATCCTGGATTCGGCTGCTGGCGGAAATAAATCGTGGCAAAGTTATCTTGAAAACTTCGCAGAATCCAGCAGGCGCCAGGAGCGCATCGGATTGTTGCAGGATATTCAGCAGCGCAGCATAGGAACCACAGCAGACATTGAGTCTGGCAGGTTTATGCTATCTGCTCCGGCCATGACTAGAATCATAAGGTCTCGGCAAAGCGAAATAAATGACACGCTCACCAGCGTGCAACAAAAAAGGCTAAATAACATCCTTCTGGATTTGCAGCAGGGCTCGGCTCCTTCTGCGCCTGGCGCAAGGCCGCCAACGTCTGGAACCATAAAGAACATCACGATGGCAAACTTGATTGGCCGGACTCTTGGTGGACAGGCATCTAATTCTGCGGCCCTTCGTACGTTGATAAAGCCGCTCGAATGGCTGACAAATGTGCCAGAAGAAAAGGCTCAGGAGCTTCTGGTCCAAGCGATGATTGACCCAAAACTTGCGGCCCTTTTAATGCAGAAAGCAGACCCTAAAAATGTCACAACATTTAGCGATTCTCTGCGAGAGTCAGCCAGAGGGTCTATATATGCGACACCAAGAAGCGGCCTTTTAGGTCAAGGCGAATGACGACAGACGTGAAACGTTACAATGGCAAGGCCCGGCTCTATTAGAGCCGGGCTATCCAACAGTACCTCATGCGTGGTATACAAGCGCCGCTCGCCAGGCGTGCAATGATGTCGCGTGGCACCCGAGGGATCGCAACCTATGCCCCAGCAGCAGGCCTCCTCTCGTCGCAAGACTGACCGCACCAGCCGCCACGAGCGGCTGCAGATCCCGCGTCGGTTCCAGTTGCACGGTCATCAGCTCACCGTGCGCATCATGCCGCGCACCCGATGGCCACACTCGATGAACACCGTCGGGATGTATGACCCCGCGTGCCACCGCATCGACCTGCGTGGCGATCAGGGCGACACCGAGCTGCAGCAGACCTTCTGCCACGAGTGGGCGCACGCGCTGCTCGACGAGATGAACCATCCCCTGTCACACGACGAGGTGTTCGTGGATAACCTGGCGAGCCTGCTCCATCAGTCCCTGACGACCTTCGACTCTGGAGCCAAGCCGTGCCGCTGACCGCATCGGATCAGGAGTTCATCGCCGCCTGGCGGCGGCTCAAGAAGGCCACGCTCGTCTCCAAGGCGCTCAACATCGGACTGCGCAGCGTCTATAGCCGCCGCCGGTCGATGGAGGCGAAGTACGGCATGGCGCTCGAGGCAATCAACCCGATCCGCGGCACGGGAGAGCAGAGCCTCGCCGGACGCCGCGCCAACGCCCTCGCCGCAGAACGCGCCGAGAAGTACGAGGGCGAGATGCACGACACCATCACCGACGGCGTGGTGCTGGTGGCCTCCGATTGCCACTACTGGCCCGGCATCGTCACCGTCGCGCATGAGGCCTTCTGCCGTCTCGCCAAGGCGCTCAAGCCCGCCATGATCGTGCTCAACGGCGACATCCTCGACGGCGCGCGCATCAGCCGCCACCCGCGGATCATGTGGGAGCAGCAGCCGCAGCTGAAGGACGAGATCCACGCCGTGCAGGATCGGTGCGCCGAGATCGAGCGAGCGGCAGGCAAGGCCAAGCTCATTCGGACCATCGGAAACCATGACGCTCGTTATGAGAACATGCTCTCAAGCCGCGTCGCTGAAGTCGAGGGCATGCCGGGCTCGACGCTGCTCGACTTCCTGCCCAAGTGGCGCGCCGGCTGGGCGCTGCACCTCAACGCCAAGACCGACGGCTGGGTCTGCATCCGGCACCGCCCGGTCGGCGGCGGCCTGCACGCGGCCATAAACTCGACCCTCAAGGCCGGCGTGAGTTACGTCCACGGCCATCTCCACCAATTGAAGGTGACCCCGTGGGCCGACTACCGCGGCCGTAGATACGGCGTAGACACCGGCACGATGGCCGACGTCGGCGGCCCGCAGTTCACCTACGTCGAGGCGGGCCCGCTCAACTGGGCGTCGGGCTTCGCGGTGCTCACGTTCCGCGAGGGTCGGCTCCTGCCGCCCGAGATCGTGGTGGTCGATGGAGGGGAGGCGTGGTTCCGGGGAGAAGCGGTCTAGCGCTTTCTCGGGTCCACGCCGGCCAGCATCGAGGCGTACCAGAGCATCTTCTTGGCGTCCTGCTCCACGGAATCCTTCAGCCCGAGCCGCCAGTTGTACTTGGCCACCTGGCCGCGCAGGTATCCGCGAAACTCCGCCGGCGAGAGCTGCGCCTCGATGGCGTCGATGCACTCGATCTCGCCGGCCTTGTAATGGTTCGGGTTGATGGGGTCGCTCATGTCATCAATTCCACGAGAAGCGCGCAGAACAGCAGGATGCCGATTGCCGCGATGATCGCGTCGCGCAGCAGCCGAAAGAAGGCGTCAAAGTCAGGCGGTCGTTCCATCACCATCCTCCACTGCATCCTCGAGGCGCCCGAGGATCTCGTCAAACTCCTGATCGGAGAGCTGCGCCTTGCCGGCGAGCGCACACCAAACAGGGTCCATGCGGCGCAGTGCGTCGCGGACTTCGGTCAGTAGTTCAAGGTGGGTCATTTGTCCTCCTTCTTAATCCCGTGGAACCGCTCGGCTTCGCGCCAAATGTAGCAGTAGTTCCAAAAGTCGACGGCACCGGAGAGATCAAATGCCGCAAACACTTGCTCCCTCGTCGCAGGCTCCCGCTTGGCGTCCGGCTCCGGTGCGACAAGGGCATATACGCTTCCCGGTTGACCCGGCTCGTTGCTGTCCGTGCAGGGCAGTTCATGGTCACTAGCCCTCGGGCATCGTTTGTTCCCGCAGGTCGGACACACAATCATGTGCGCGACGAGCCACCCGGAGTTGCATTTGTGGCACCAACATTCCTGCGGCTTCGGCTCCGGTGGTGCGGCGTAGAGCGGCGTAATCGAATCATCGCCAGCCGGTGGAGTTTCGTACTCTATCTGCTCACATTCCCCTTCGCTGTTCACATACATCCACGCCACCGGCTCCGGGCGCGGCTCCGCAAGCGCGGCGTCGAGGGCGGCGAGGGCGGCTTTGCAATCGCGCATCACGCAAACATTGTTCGAGCAATCGCGGTAGTGCATCCCATGCTCACACTCCACATCATCGGGCGCAAACTGCGACTCCAACGCCAATTCCAACGCTTTTCGCACTTGCTCGGCGGCGCGGGGCAGGGTGATGTTATCGCTCACGGCTTTACCTCCTTTGGCCCAGAACACTCGCCCGCCCACATCTTGGCGCAGCGGGCATCCACCATGCAGGCGGGGTAGCCGCAGCCGGCACGCTGCCCGCGCAGCCGCTCGAGCTCGGCGCCGTACTCGGCGCACCGCTCCATCAGCTCCTTCACCTTCGCCCGGTACTCGGACTCCGAGTGCGCGCGCGCGAGCCATTCCCTGTCCCAGTCGTCGAGTTCGATGGTCACTCTGAATCCTCCGCGCTGTGCCACTCATTCTGCCGGCGCAGGAACTTGGGCCACTCCAGCGCAGCCGTGAAAGAGCGATCCTCGATGAGCAACTGGTTGGTGGGCTGCGCCGTGTACCGGCCGTTATCGAGCTGCAGGAAGTAGAACTCCTTCGACTGCGACGGCGAGGCGCTGAAGGCATCCCCGACCGGGGCCAATGTGAAGAGGTACATCCCGCGGCGCTCCGACTTGTCCTGCAAGCGCGCGCGGCAGTTCATGCTCTGCAGGAACGGGTATTCGATGGTCGAGAATTGGTACCCGTAGCAGTCCCAGGTTGCGGCCTGTGCCGGCGTCCACGGCTCGTCGACGTCATTGCGAGACGCGAGCTGGTGCAGCGGAACATTGCGGTAGACCGCGCCGCACTCGAGCAGCACGTGGCAGCCGAAGGCGCGGCCAGGGAAACTCGTGAGCCCAAACCAGACCGCCCGCAGCCAGCCGTGGTCGCCGATCGCGTTTGGCTCGACCCAGACATACTGGTGCGTGGGCAGCGGGCCGGCGTGTGTGTGTAGCGTCATAAGGTACCGGCTGTCTGGACGGGGCCGGGCTCCGAAGTGGGTATCGCCAGACTCGAGGGTGGATCAGGCCGCTCTCTTCTTGAGCCTCTCGTTCAGATCGTGCAGCGCCCGCAGGTGCAGGAACGCCGGCCAGGCATCATCGTCCAGGGACGGGTAAAAGTGGTGGCCGAAGTCACCGTTCTCCTTGCTGAACCGCAAAAGGTGATAACCGCCGTCGATCTCGTTCCCGGTGGTCTCCGTATAGGCCTTGGCATACGCCGCCAACTGACACAGCATCTCCGGCCAGACCGAGTTCGAGGTCTTGAAGTCCCCGAGCACGAGCTTGCCGTCGAGGCGGCCGATGAAGTCCAGGGTGCCACCGTACCGGTGCGCCTCGGATATCACCTTCACCTCGCAGTCGATGATCTCGAGCTGCGTGCCCTTGCACCAGAACTCGAAGGCCGAGTACGCCGACGATGCGCGCGCGCGGAACGACACCGGGTCGGTGACGGTCTCGGCGGCGATGCTCTTCTCGAGCACCTCCGTCGGGTTCCCGCCCTTCACCCACGCCTCGCACATGGCGTGCACACACGTCCCGATGGCGAGGATGTCGTTGCCTTCGTACAGACCGCCCGGCGCGTCCCTGCCCTGGCCCTCCAGCAGCCCGTGCTCGCGGCCCTGCTTGTACGCCCAGTTGATGAGCGCCCCGGGGTCCTTAATCTTGAGGACCGTAGTGACCGACGGGATCTTCTTCCCGTCGGCTGCCTTATAACCCTGTCTCGGTGTAGGCACGATCAGAACGCCAGGTCGTCGTCAACGAAGTCCGACGCCGGCACCGCGGGTGCGGCGGCAGGCTTCGGGGCCGCCTTCGGCGCGTCGACGATGCGGGCGGCGATCTTGTCCTGCATCCAGGTCGGGAGCTGCAAAAAAATCGCAGGGTCTGGCGCGTCCGTTGAGTACACCAGCGCCTCGCCCTCCATCACCGGAGCCGGGATTGCCTTCGGCAGCGGCATGATGGACGTAAGGTTGGCATACGTGCGGTCGCCCTTGACGCTGTGCGTTATATTGATGAACGCCGGCTTGCCGCAGATCTTCGAGAGGTCGAACTTCTTGAGCTCCTCCGGCGTGAAGGCCCGGCCGCGCCACGAGGTCAGCAGCGCGTAGAGCGTGGACTTCTCGTTGAGGCTCAGGCCCACCGTGCGGCTGATGACCGCCGGCAGGCTCTTCGTCTCGCCGTCCTTCGTGATCTCGACCCGAATCTCCGGTATCTGGAACCGCAGCACCACCGTGCGCTTCGGCGCAAACTGGCCGCCCGGGGAGGGCTGGACGCCAAGGTCCACCACCATGTCGCAGACCGCTGCATATGCACCCGCCTCGATGGGCTTGCGGGGCTCGAAACTGCCGCCAGGGGCGGCGCTAACGTAAAGGCTCATCACTTCGTCTCCTGTTGTTGTGAATCAACTCTTCGCACTTCGACCACGCCGTCGTGGCCTGTAAAAAGGGAAAGGCCGGAAAACTTGAGCGCCTGCGCCA